ACTTCCTGTTGTGTTGAGTAACCCACCGATTCTCATTTGGTTTCCGTCGATGTCTACTTCTCTGTTTCCTGTGAGTGTTCCGCTTGCTGTGTAGATGTTTGAGCCTGTCGGCCCTCCCACGATCTTAACCAGGATTCCCCCAGTTACAGGATCAATGCGCACACGTCGAATTTCCATGTTGGCGTCATTCGTGACCCCAAGCATTGATGGGCTGTAGTTATCGTCTCTTTTTGCTATTTCGTTTGCCATATTATTGTGGGGTGATTATGAGTTCTCCGGCGTCTGTTACTCTGGCTGATAATGGACGGTCTCCGGTCTCGTCATATAAAAGTGCTACTGGAACACGATTGTCGTCACGTTGTGATACTGGCTCCCCTACAACTGTTGGTGCTGCGCCTCCTGAAACCATAAGCAAAGAGTTATCAGATGGGTCTACCTTGAATGGCGCAACGTCTCCTGTGTCCGAGAGTACGCCGCTTGCAACAAGTTTCCTATCTTTGTCTCTATCAATGCTTGTCATATATAAATTATAACACTATTTTGACCTCTCTACAATTTGGCGTAGGGAGTTTGTCTGTCGATCCAGTTCTTTCCCTTTTGCATCAATTCCTGCCATCTTAATTGCAAGGTTTTCCTTTTCTATATCAAGAGCTTTCTCTTTGTTTGTGAGCTTTGTTTCTTTTTCTTCTAGATCTGCTTTTGCTTTTAGATTCAGTCGTTCCTCCTTTTGGAAGTATGCACGAGCCTTTTCTAGTGCGCTTGCAGTGCTTGCCTTGCTTTCCTTATTGCTTTCTTCTAGGGCCTTACAGGAGCGCTCACGTAGCGTTACTTTCTGTTCCCGGTCTCGTAGTGCCTTTTCTTGCTCGTAGAGGCCCTGCTCGTAGTTTTGAGCCTCCTCCAGGAGCTTGGATGTCTTGCTCGCTTGTATTTCTGATGCTGTCTCTCTTTCCTGGATCCGGGCGAGTTCTATGCTTGCTGGTGCTAGTGCAATTCTTTTGTTTTGCTCCAGGCGATTCACTTCGCTCTTTAGGTCTGCGCTTTTTTGTGATAGCTCCACTTCCAGTTTACCATAGTGTTTTTCTAGCTCCTCTGTCTTTTGTTTGTATGTAACGTCAAGAAGACTGATGTCTTTAATCAGTCTTCCTTTAGTGGAGAGTAGCCCCTGCACTTGTCTCGTTGCTAATTCCTTAGCCTCGTCACGAGCTTTCTGTGATTGTTCAGGGGTAAATAATTCCATAGTATTATGCTTGTTCGTCTTCAGTTTCTTCTTCAGGTGTTTCTTCTTCATCCTCTCCAAGTCCCTCAAATTCTTCTTCTGATTCTGCGTCCCCAAGGTCGTCAGGTAGTGAATCAATTAGTTCTTCGTCTACTGCTGGAGAAAGGTCTGCTGGCTCGTCAGGAGACCCTACGAGTTCTTCTTCCACTACTTCCTCTGATGCTAGGTCTTCTGCCTTTGCCTCGTTAATGATTTCGTTGATGTCTCCGTCTTTTACGAATGACGCTGCTAGAGAGTCACGCCCTGCTTTGTTTGTGAACTTCTCTCCAATCTCTCGGTTGGCTAGGTGCTTTGCAAAGTGATAAGCAACAGACTTGTTTGTCTCGTCGTCCCCTACTGCGATCGCTGTTAGCTTTCCTGATGGGAATGAAAATGCTCGTCCGTTCCATTTGTGGCTAAAGTCTTTTCCTGTTGTGTTATTGATGAAATGCATATTGATGTGTTAATTGGTTAATAAGTTAATTATACCACCTACTCACCCTATTGCCACCCCCGGTGGTTGGAGGTGGAGTATAGGGTGACTAGTCGATTTGTAAGAATACTGCTCGTGATTCTGTATCTACTCCAGCCTGTAGCGCTGATGCTACTTGGTTGGTTGTCGCTGCTACTGTTTCCAGCGCTCCTGCTACTGCGTCTGATGGTGCAAGTCCGAGACCTACTGCTGTTCCGCTATCGTTAAGACATGAAACTGGGCCACGTGTTTGGATCCATCCGAATTCGCCTGCTGGGATGTCCTTAATCGCTACTCCTACTGGCACGTTTGAAGGTGTTGCAGGGTTAATGATTACTCCGTTGTAGATGTTTGGAATCAAACATACTTGTGACGAAGTTGTTAGGGCCTCCTCTAGCTTGTCGTCTAGTTTAACAAGCAATGCTCCTGATGCGTCGGCTGCTGGGTTAGCATCGATGCGGTAAGAGAATCCTTGACCGTCTGCGTCATTGACTACAAGTAGTCCTCCGGCGTACTGATCAAGAGTTGCTGCTGTTGCCCCTAGAGTTACTGTAACTTCTTCAGCACCGATTGATGCTGCTACTGCTACTGCTACGTCTTGGTGGTTTGCAACGATTGCTGGTGCTTGCTGGAGTGTTCCTGCAACAAGTGCAGATGCTCCGGCCTTTACCAAACGAAATACTTCTCCGTTATCGCTGACAGCTTTAATTCCTAGATTTGCCTGTTGGTTTGATTGGGCTACGAACAGTCCTTGTGGGAATGCTTGTGCCTCGTGTGTAATTTTTCGGCTCATAGATTAAATAAGGTTAGGGCTACTAATTAAGAAGTTGCTGTAAGACCAGTTAGCTTTCCTTGGCGACCTGGGTTGCGTGAGGTTAGCTGTCCTGACAATACGAATTCTCCTGTTACGACCGCTTGGTTTCCTGTCTTAGTCCATCCGCTCCATCCGAATCCTGAGAATGGGTACTTAGAGTAGTCCGTTCCCTTGATAATTGCGTTCATCTTCACTGGAGAGTATCCGTGTAGACGGTTAGCGTAGAAAGAGATGTCGTCCATGCGTAGCATGTACAAGTTTCCTGATGGTGCTTTTCGGTCGTCCATAAATGGCATACCTTTGTATCCTAGGTCAGTGAATCCTAGTTCTCCCTTGAGACCTGCTCCTGGGGCTAGACGTGCGCCTGTGTCGATACGTTGTGTTGCTTGTACTAGTTCTTCGTACAATGCTTTTACTTCAGGGTCAGCGAAGATGTGACTTGGCTTAATTGATCCGTCAGTGATTGCGTTGTAAAGAGAAGATAGCTTTGTAAGCGATAGGATGTTTGAAGACGAGTCGACTGTTGAGTTCAATGTTGGGTATGTTGCACGAGACAGACCGAAGTATGTTCCCACGTTTGTACCATCATCATCGATTCCCTCAAGACCGAAGAAGTCTTTTCCTCCGTTTCCTGTTCCGTCTCCGTACATCAATGTTCCAATGTCTTCAGCCATGTCGTCTGCTGCTGATTCCATTTCGAACTTGATCAAGTCGATAACCTTTTGCTGAGTTTCGTTATACGAAATGTCAGTTACGGCTAGTGTAACAGATTGGTAATAGTGTTTTGGTGTGTACGTTAGCTTTTGTGTAACGTTGCTCTGTGAGCGGTCAAAGGTGTCAAACCCTGAAAAGGATCCCCCTGTTGAAGAACGTGTAACCTTGATAGGTTGTGTTACTTCGTATGAAGAAAACTTCTTAGCGTTCTTTAGCACCATTGATGAGAAGGTATTGCTCTCGAACACGGTTGAAACAACCAGTGGAACAATATCTACTCGTGTGAAGTTTTGTACTTCTTGACTAAAGTTCATATGCTAAATAAGTATTAATGCTATTAATTTCTGATTCCTACGTCATGCCAATCCAGCTCACGAGGCTCGGAGTCTGTATCATTCGCTCCAGTAGTTTTGCCGCTGATGCGTCTTGCTACGTCCTTGTTGGCCCTGTTTTTAGCTGGTTTAGAGCTACGTTGCTTTTCCCACAAAGGAAATGCGTGTTCTAGAGGATAGATGCTGTCTCCGTATGATAGTGTTTCAACATACTTCAAGAAGTCTTCTCGGTTGGCTGTTGCCTCCTTTGAGTCTCCTGTCAGTAGTGTTCCATGGGCTAGTTCGAGTTCGTCGAGACTTTCCTCCATGCTCTCTACCATCTGATTCATTTCTTGTTCCTCACGTACTGATTCCTGCGCCTGGCTGTTTTTGAACTGCTCGATCGCAGCCTCTTTGGCCTGGTCTGTGAGACCTGTCAGGAAGCTATAAAACTCCTTGGCATCTTTGTCGTCCCCCATTAGGTTTCGGTACGCCTCTGGTAAGTCCATTTCGTCGATGTCCTTGGCGGTTACAGTCGACGGGTCTTCTTTAGACTCCTGGAACTTCTTTAGAGTTTCTTGTAGCTCTTTCTTTTGGCGGTTTACGTCCGCAAATCGTTCGTACGGAACTGTTCGTGCATCATCAGTATTATCGTCTGATTCTTCCTCCTCGGTTTCAGGCGTAGTTTCGATTTCCTCCTCAGTGGTTTCTTCTTCTGATTCTTCCCCCTGATGTGATGGGTCTTGTTCCGTATCGTCATGATCTAGCTCATGGTCGGCTGCACTTTCAAAGATTGATGAGTCCTCAGGTGTGCTGTCCTCTGTTGTGTTTACATCTGTGTCGAATATTTTCATAGAAATGATACATAATTGATTTAGCTTGCGCTCGGCTCAACAGGGAAAGCCGTTAATGATTAATGTGTGTTTATTTTTCGTCTTCGTCTTCTTGATAAGACTTCTTTCCTTTCTTGTAGAGATTCTTTCTTGCTTGACGCATTTTCTCTACTGCTGTGATAGCTTTTCCTGCCTTGGCCGCCCCTCCGATTGCAGCACCTTTTGCTGCTCCCTTTGCGACTGCTTTCAGCGACTTCATGATTGTTTCTGATTTTTTCATGTTGCTATTGTGGCATTATTTCTTGTTGAGGTTGGATCGACTGGTCCACCTGGTCGGCTAATGATCGCTCGTCGTCCTGTAGCATTCCCTGTGGGTTTTGTTGCCACATTGTTAGACGCCTCACGTATTCTTCCGGGTCCGGCATGTCCAATCGTTCCGCAAATGTTAGTGGGTCGATTGCTCCGGCTGCCCATAGGTCAATTGCCTCATTGCGTTTAGTCATTTCGTCTTTAGGAATCAGTGACCCCTCCTTGACTGAAATAATTATAGCCTGTTTCTCCATTTCTTGAAAGAGTTCCGGCTCGTAGACTAGGAGTAGCTGGTACCAGTAGTTGTAGACGCTGTCCGCCAGTTGCTCGATGTATTCGGTTACACCTCCACCGATTCGGGTTGTGTCTACTTGCTGTGAAAGTATCTTACCTCCTACAGTACGGTCTGATTGAATACCTTGTGCTGATAGACCTTTGGTTCCAAAGATATTCTTCATCTCGCTGCGCACGTCTGCAAGTTGATTGTATACGTCTCCTGTAAGTGCTGGTGCTTGGTCTCGCTTGTATGACCCCTCGATGTTCCCTGGTACTCGTAGGTAGCCACCGTCTGCAAGTGTCTGTGCGACAATGCTTGCCTGGTTATCGTCGAACACTTCTCCGTTGAGTACTATTCCATTGTTCTGTGCATCTGCGTTACGATCGATTTGCTGTAGACGTTTATTGACTGTGTCCTGCATTCCGATGTTTTGTTGCATCAGTCCTGTGTCGTCCCATGGAGTGTTTCCTATGTTGAAGACGGTTAGGAAGTGGAATGGATGTCGTGGTGTTTTATAGTGGTTATGTTCTGCTGGTGTGACATCTTGTTCTTCTTCTCCTGTTTCCGAGTTTACTATTGTTTCGATGTTCTCGTAGTTGTAGTTTGGGTTTAGGAACTTACCTAGGATGTTCCCTTTGTATGTTGCGAAGAAGTAGTCGTTGGTCCACCATTCTGTATACACGATTTCTGTCCCCATTTTTCCTTTCACACTAGCTTTAATGATTTGCTCTTTTTCCGGGTATCGTGCTACTAGTTTTGATGCCTCAATCTTTATCAGTTGCCCCACGTACTTTCCTGTGTAGTCTCCGTTCTCACAGCTCGCTGTTGAATCCAGTATGATGTCCTTGGTGTGGATTGATTCTGCGTACACACCGTCTTCTCCATATCCTGTCTTGATTATACCAATCAGGCTCAGTGACCATTTACGTGTTGCGCTCTTTAGCTTGAGACGTAGTTTTTTTGTATCAGCCTCGTCGGCAAGTAGTTCTTTTACGTGCTTTGTGTACTGGTCCACTACTTTCTTCTGTTCCTCGTCTAGCTTGGCTAGGTTTTTACGCTGAACGTACACGTATGGCTCCGGGTTTGATTTCGTTGCCTGCGGTAAGAACGTCTCCAGGGATTCAAAGAGTACGTTATCGATTGGTGGGTTTTCTCCTAGTTTGTTGATTGCTGCATGCTTTTGTTCTCCTTTCCAATACTTGTAGACAATCTCACGGGTCTTGGTTAGTTCTTCTGTTCCTCCGTCCCAGTTAGATTTCCACTTGCGTGAAAGAGACAAGAGGTCTTCGTCTTTTAACTTTAGGTTTAGTTCTTGTTCCGGTGTTGCGCTATTAACCCCCTCCTCCATTTGGTTTTGGAAACTTGGTAGGTTGTTTTCTCCGCTTCTTCCGAAGACTGTGAGTAGTGAGTCCATTAGTGACATATATAATATAATAACATTATCTTGACATAGCTACAATCTTTTTATACATAGTACGTTCGGTATGTTCCGTCTCCGTTGCTTTCTACTATCTTTTCTTTTCCGTTGGATCCGGCCGCAGCACCTAGGGTTGCCTTTCCTCCTCCTGGCCTTGTCATACCTACACGCCAATACACTTCTGCATGCACGAGGTGGTCAGCTCCGTTTCTGTGCCATCTCTTTGTCCCTGTTCCTAGCTTTGTCTCCTCTGTTACTGCGTAGATGTTGTCGTAGTGTTCCCATAGGCCCTCCCAGTCTTCTTCTGTACCGAACAGTGGGAGTCGCTTTGCTTTGTGTTCGTCAATGACAAGTTGAATCATTTTGTTACGATCCACGGTTACTTCTTGCTTGTCTTTTTTCCACCGCACTAGTTCATCTGACTTCCTATCTTCGTTGTACCAACAGAGCCATATGCGTCCCTTGTACTTCTTCACGAGGTCCCTGGGTTTCTGTAGGTCCCCCTGTGCGTCGAACACAGCGATTGCGTCCGGGTAGATGCGCATCAGTTCCTCGAATCGGTCGTAGTTCTTTGAGCTGTGCTTGTAGAAGATTCCTTGCTGGTTTCCTGCTATTAGGTGAATACCTAGTCCGGTGTCCACTCCAATGACGGTGCGTGTGTCGTAGTTGTTCACTTCCGATGTCACGTTCTGCATTATCTGTTGTCGTTGCACCTTGTCGTCGCTGGCCAGGTATGGAAGTCCTAGCACTTTATTATAAAAATACTTCTCTGTCTTTTTCTCTTTGTACTCTATGATTTCGTCTGCTGTGATCCAGGGGGCAATCAGTAGCGGTATCCAGTACCCACTTATCTTTCGGTCTTTGTGTTTCTGTACCCATCGTCCGGTGCGTCGTTGCTCGTCAGTAATTTCCTTGTTGCAATCCTTTTTTTTGCAGACGTAGATGTGCTTGATGGTTTTTTCTCCTGTTTCCTTATCGGTGTATGTGCGTTTCTTAATGCTCTTGGGGAATGATAGGTACTGCTCATGGCCACACTTACACTTTACGAACCAATGCTTTTTGTCTGATTGTTCCCATATCTTATCGATACCTAAGTTCTTCAGTGAGGGGTGAGAGAACCACCACTGCCACTTGTAGTCTGATGCCTGGAGTCGTGTTGCGTATTGTTCGAGCACTTCCTGGTTGGATGCGTCTACCTCGTCGTGGATGTTTAGATCAGACGACACCATCATCGCTGCTTTCTCTGTGAAAGTACCACGGTAATAAATAATGCTTGAGCCTACTGTCTTCTGCTCCACGGTGTCCTTTTCTTTTACCCACTCTTGGAGGATAGGGTTTTGCGCAATGATACGGTTAATCTTACCTCCTGCGAAGTCTTTCACGTCTGTCTGTGTGGGTAGTGTATAGATTATGTCCATGTTCCTGTTCTTGGCCACCCACATTGACTTGAGGAGCATTGCTGTAGAAAAACCAATCTGCGCAGCTTTTAGCCCACAGATTTCTTTTGAAGAGTCTCGGAGGATGTCATACATGAATAAGTATTTTTTCAGGTCGTACTCCTCCCCTGATTCAGTCTTTATGTTGTTTTGCATTATCCATGCAATGATTGACTGATTTTCTAGCATAGGTTATTTGTTAGCAATGATTAGTTTCTGCATAAAGATAGCATGTATAGTTTAGCGTTTGAGTAAAACCTATTTACCTGTAACCACTCGACGCTTCCGTCCATTCCTAGGTTGAGTACTTCGTCTATCACTACTATTGATTTTCTTACAAGCTCTCTCTTTGAGTTTGGATCGGCCTGCTCTATGGTGTCTTGTGTGACCTTGTCCCCGTTGATGCTTGATAGTATTTTGAACGCAAGTCCTTTTTCTGTTTGTGTTGCCATATTATTCGAGGTTTTTA